GTCGCATCGAGCACGTCGCGGGGGCGGCGCACGATGTCGGGCGCTGCGGGGCGCTGCACACGGGGGAGCCCGGCGCCGCGGACGCGGATGACGTCGAGGGCGTCCAAGACGCTCACGGCTCCACCCGTCGGGCGGCGTGGCGCACGCTGTCGAGCAGCGTGGCGGCGCGGCAGACCAGGCGCACGGCGCCCATCGCGGCCTCGGGGTGGACGTCGGCGGGGAGGTCGTGGGCGACCGCGAGCGCGAGGCGGGCGAGGCGCTCGAGCGCGGCAACGATGCTGGCGCGGGGGCTCACCGGGCACCGTCCACGGGTGTCTCGTCGCCCTCGTCGTCCAGCGCGAGCAGGAGCGCGGCGATACGTTCGCGGGCGACGCGTTGGAGGCGGGCGGCGAGAGCCTCAAGCGCCTCGTCGCCGTCACCGCCGTGTCCGACGATCCCGTCGTCCGAATGGCCGACGACTTTCGCAACGACTCGCGCGGGTTGCGCTGTGCGGTCGACGCGCAGCCACACGTCAAGGTTCCGCCCGGGCCATAGCGCGGCGGCAAGCTCAAGGCAGCGGTTGGCGCTCACGCAGCACCCGCCGCCTGCGCGGTGCGCGCCATGGTGATGCTGCCGCCCGCGGCGACGAGGGCGCCGACGAGGCCGACGAGGGAGACGCCGCCGAGGATAAGGGCCGCTGCGCCCACGGTGAAGAGCGCGCAGCCGATGAGGTGGATGCGAGAGGCGCGGTCGAGGGGCATCACGCGAGCACCTGCGAGGCGAGCGGGCGGGCAACGAGCGGGTAGAGCAGCGGGTCGGCGACCCGGGCTGCGTCGATGCGCTGGCGGCGCGCGGCCATCGTCGCGTTGTACCGATCGCGCACGGCGTCGGACTGAGGTCGCGTGGGGCGCGCACGATTGGCGGCGCGCTCCGCGTCGGTCAGCCTTCGCTGCGGGCGGCGCTCGCCTGCGGTGAACACCACCGATCCGCGCTGCGCGGCGTCGAGCGTGTCGAGGAAGGCGCGGATAGCACCGTCGTCGCGGAACCACTCGCGACCGCGCGACGGTTCCAGGGCGGCTGCGAACCGCCGATGAAGTTCCCGCTCTACGCGGGCAGGAGCGCGCATCGTGGCCAGCAACTCCATCGGCTCAACCCGAGAGGCGAGCCCCTTGAGCCGCTGCGGCACATCACGCGTGCGACCGATCTTGAGCAGGCCCGACACCAGCCCGCGGGCGATGTAGATGGCGACGGCTTCCCGGAGCATCACGCTGCCGCCCGCTGCGCGAGGTGCTTGGTGACGCGCTTCGGGAGCGTGGTCGGCTCTTCCTCCAGCCCGCAGGCAATGGCGGCGCCGATGACGACACCGAGAGCACTTGCGGCTTCGACCTTGCGGCTCCACGCCTCCAGACGCTTCGCCGTTTCGGCGCGCAAGGGCTTGCCGCGCTTCGCGTCGAGAATGGTGGAGTACGAGATCAGGGTGCCGTTCTGCGCGGCGGTCATGTGCCCGTCGGGTAGGGCGAGCTCGAAAAACTGGCGTGGGCTCAGTCGGGTTTCCATGGGCCCGATGTATAGCCTCTGGGCTCTATCGTTTGCAAGCGAGTAGGAGCGTTTTCGATGAACCCCCTCTCCCAAAGCGCTGATTACGTCCGTCTTTGCGTGGGTTTAGGCTCTAGCCCGATGGCAACGAAACCGAAGCTCGACGCGCCGCACGCATCCCCCACGCTCGGGCAGCAGGTCATCGCTGCGCTGATCCCCGGGCACTTCAGGACGATGACGGCCCTTCAGAACGCGAGCGGGCTCGCCTATTCGACGCTCTCCAACTGGAAGAACGGGACGAAGATCCCGGACATGGACAGCGTCGTGCGCCTCGCGCGGCTCGCTGGTGTTGATCCGCTGGATCTCCTAGGGAAACGTCGCGCCGACGCCACCGCCCTGCGGCATCACCCGGACTTCGCGAACGCTCTGGCGAAGGCCCTCGCGCGCTTCCCGAACCGTCTCCCGCGCACGGCCTACGAGGTCGCGGGCGACACCAGCGCGGCGCAGTGGCCGGAGCACGTTGACGAGCTCTTCGTGTTCAACCTCGCGCAGTTCTGGTGGACGAACGCGAGCGACCTCGACGTGATGAAGGCCGAGGAGGCCGAGGTGCGCGCGGAGATGGCGGCGGTCGATGCGAAGCGTGGCGGCTGACCATATTCTGTCCACGTCAGACCGCTGACGTTGTGCCTCGCGATGCCCGTCCGTAGCCTTCGGATGTGCGTCACCCGCTAGAGGTCTTCGTCCGCGCCATCGTCGACGGGCGCCCCGACGACGTGAGCCTACCGCCGCCGCGGTGGAGCCCCGATGCGCTGGAGTCTCTCGCGCGCCGGGTGCTCTCCAACGCCGGGCGCCCGACGTGGTCGGACCCTCGGCACGTCGCGCTCGCGCTCGGCAACCGGCTGTTGCCGCGCGCCCCGTGTGGGATGTGCGGCGAGGGCTGCGCGCCGGGCGTGATCGCCTACGACTGGGGCGCCGAGCCGAAGCTGCGCGGGCTGCTGGTCGGGCACGGCGTGGCGCACCAGGTGCTCCGCACGCAGCCCGAGGAGAGCAACGAAGCCGACGCGTGGCTGCTCACGATCGAGCTGCTGCTGCCGGTGCGCGACGCCCACCCGCGGGCGCTGGCCGACCTGATCGCCCTCGTATGGGCCCCGGAGTGGTGCGTGCGGGCGGTGATGAGCGAGCGCCGCGGCTGTTTCCTCGACGATCACGAACAATCGTCCGGGCTCTAGCCCAAAGGCTTGACCTAGTAGAGCCCAGAGGATAGACATGGCTTCACCGCAGCGGATCAACCCCCGCCGCGGCAGAGGCCCATGCCCGCCATCGACGATCTCCTGACCCCCGGCTGTCTCGCTCTCGGCATCCGCACCCCGGCGCATCTCTCCATCGCGATCCTCACGAGCCGCACGCTGTCGGGCACGGAGCGGTCGATCGCCCGCCGCATGGCCGACGCCCGCCGCTCGGGCGACGAGGCGGCGGCGCGCTCGGCGAGCGACGCGGCGGTCGCGATCGGTGACGGTCGCCTGACGGTGGCGCTGTGAGCGCCGCTCTCACCCCGTACCGCCTCGGCGCCCTCCGCCTACTGGAGGCTGCTGACCTCGCCATCAGCCCGACGCTCACCGGCTGGGCCATCACCGACCCCGAGCAGCCCGAGGCCACGGCCCTGATCGCGTCGGGCGACACCCTCGCCGCTGCGATCGACGCCGCGCTGCCGGTGGCGCTGGCCGACGGCTACGTCCTCGCCGAGGACGTGGAGCTGCTCGACGGCCCCGCGGAGCTCGGTCACTGCGGGTGGTGCGCGGGCACCGGGACGGGCGTCAGTGACCGCCACGTGTGCCGCGGCTGCGGCGGGTCGGGCGTCGAGCAGGTGGCGTCATGATCGACCTCATCCGACACGAGGTCGTGCGGGCCCTGCGCGCGCACGGTCGGGTCTGCGCCATCGAGCTGCTGGCCGCGGCCCCGACGGCTGCGACGTGGAGCCTGGTCGGCGCAGAGTGCGCGAGCCTCGGGAGCGCGCGCGGCCACTACCGCCGCTCGACCCTCGCCCGCGCCTGCGACCTCGTCGCGCTCGGCCTGCCCGACGACGCGGCCCACGTGCTCGCCGTCGAGTGCGGCATGTCGGACATCGAGTGGGCCGACGACACGCGGCGCGAGATGGCGGTGGCGTCGTGACCCCGACGCTGCGCCCCGAGCCGCCCGACGAGTGCGGCGCCTACCCCCGCTGCGGGCTGGACGTGACGGGGCATTGCCGCTGCCACCCGCGGCCCACGCTGCGGATTCCGCCGCCCGACCCGGTGCTCGCCTACGCGGCCAAGCGCCGCGCCATCGACGCCCTGTGGCGCGACGCGGACGCGCTCTGGGACGGCGCGAGCGAGTCGCAGCGCTGCGACATGGTGGCGGCGCTCGGGGCCGACTGGCGACCGCGCAGGGGGTGACCGCCCCGGTGACCCCGCGAGCGCGCCCACCCCCCAGGCGCACCGCTCGCGACGGGTCACCCGGGCTGTCAGCCAGCGACACGCAACGACGGACACGAGGAGACACGACGATGACGACAGACATTCAGGTGACGCGCGGTGGTCGGAGCATGGGCCTCACGCCGCAGTCGATGGTCGAAGCGGTGCAGCTCGCGGAGTACGCCGCGAAGAGTGGGCTGTGTGCGGTGCGCGAGCCCGCGCAGGCGCTGGTGGTGCTGCTCACCGGGATGGAGCTGGGCCTCTCCCCGATGCAGTCGTTCCGCGGCATCCACGTCGTGAACGGCAAGCCGGTGCTCTCCGCCGACCTGCTCGTGGCGATCGTGCGGGCGTCGGGCGTCTGCCGGTCGTGGCTCACGGTCGAGTCCAGCATCGACCGCTGCACCATTGAGACGCATCGCGAGGGGGACGCCTCGCCCGTGCGCAAGACGTGGACCTCCGAGGACGCCAAGCGCGCGGGCCTCTCGACGGCGGTGTGGCGCTCCTACCCCGCGCAGATGCTCCGCCACCGCTGCGCCGCGGACCTCGCCCGCGAGGTGTACCCCGACCTTGCGCTCGGCTGCTACACGCCCGACGAGGTGAGCGACGGCCGCGTGAGCGACGGCGACGTGGCGGTCACCGTCGTCCGCGACGACGCCCCGGCGCAGCTCGCCGCGCCCGACGCCCTCGCCGCCTTCGTGGCCGACCTCCAGGACGCCACCGACCTCGCCGGCGTGCGGGTGGTCTACGGTCGCCACGACCTCGGCGGCACCGCGGCGAAGCCCGTCACCGCGGCCGTCGTCGCCCGGGTGGCCGCGCTCGGCTACCACATCAACGGCGTCGAGGCGGCGGCGCTGATCGGCGGGACGATGCCCGACGCCACGGTGCTCGCCTACGACAGCCTCGCTGCGGTCGATCGCCACGCCGACGACGAGGAGGGCGACGGGGTGGTGGCCGACGTGGTGCGGGTGCTGCGGCGCGCAGGTGGCCTCGACGCCCCGACGCGCGTGAAGACCGCCGCGGTGTCGACGTGCACGGCGCTCGGGGTCGAGGGTGCCGCCGCCCGCATCAAGTCGGCGCTGTCGCCCACCCCGCCGACGCCCACGGGCACCGACGCCCCGCGCGCGAGCAACGGCGCCGACGTGGCGGGCAGCGGCGTCGCCCCGGCGGAGAGCGCGGGCGCCATGGCGAGGGAGCAGCGCACGGTGCTGGACACCGACACGGCGCACCTGGACCTCGCGGGCACCTGGCGCGCGACCGAGGCTGGGTGGCGCGACCACCTCGAGGGGATGACCGTGCGCCGCCGCGTCGAAGCGTCGGTGTCCTGCAACGGCGCCGCCCTCGGCCCCGCGTTCATCACGCTGGCGGCGGAGCGCATCGTCGCCATCGACGCCGAGCGCCCGCACGTCGCCGGGGTCGCGCGGCTCACCGTGATCGGGGTGACGCAGACGCTCGAGCGCGTGGCCTACGACGCCAGCCGGGCGCGTGCGGCGCAGGGGCAGCGCGCGGCCTGACAGCGCAGGGCGGGGCTTCGGCCGCGCCCCCTGCCTCGACGCCCCGCGGGGGCGCGGAGGGAGCGGGCGCTCCGTGGTGATGGACGACGAGAGGCAGACGACGATGGCGATGGACGGCGGGCAGATGACGGCGATGCGGTGCACGGTGGCGACGACGCGGCGATGCGATGCGCCCGACGACGGCCCGCACTCGCGGGTGGCGCACGCGGGCGGGCGCTGGTGGCGGTGGCTGCCCGTCGGGATGTGGACGCTCTCGGCGCGGGTGACGCCGTGGCCGCGGGCTGCGCTGCCGACGCTGCTCGAGCTCGCCGCGGGTGCGCGGTGAGCGCCGCCGATGGCGCCGCCCCGCGGGTGGACGTGGGCGACGAGGCGGAGGGAGTCCCCGCGCGCCGTCACCTCCCCGTCGTCCGGCGATTGCTGCGCGCTCACACGCTGTCCATGCGGCGGCAGTCGAAGCGCGAACTGGAGCGGCTGCGCGTGACGCTCCCGACGCCCGATGGGGAGCGGCCGCTGTTCCGCGCGGACTGCCTCCCCGGCGGCTGCAACGAGGCGCGGCCCTGTCCCTTCGTAACCTGTGGCGCCCACTTGGCGCTCGACGTCAACGAGGACAACGGGAACATCAAGGTCAACTTCCCCGGGCGCGACGGCGAGCCTGACCTCGCCGCGATGCCCGCGACGTGCGCCCTCGATGTGGCCGACCGCGGGGGCATCGTCCTCGAAGAGCTCGGCGCCGTGATGAACCTCACCCGCGAGCGCGGACGCCAGCTCGAAGACATCATCCTCGCGAAGTTGCGGGGCATCGATTCGTTGCGCGGCCACCTCGACGACCGTGCGACCGGCGAAGCGCCCGCGGCCCCGCTGGTGTTCGCGCCGCCGAAGGTCGACTGGTTCGCGGAGTCGGGTAGTGTCTCCGCGGCGCCCGAGGTCGAAGCCGCGTGGGCGGAACTCGCCTCCCCTGTCGTGCGCGTGGAGTTCGTCGAGGCGCCCGCGTCGATCGTGGTGCCAGAGGCGGTGACCCGCGACCACTACCGCGATGAGGCCGACGCGGAGATTGCTCGCCTCACAGCGGACTGCAACACCCTGCGCGCACAGCGGGACGCCGCCGAGGCCGAGGTCGCGCGCTTGCTGCGCGCCGTGGGTGACGGCCACGCGATGAAGGCGCGGCTCGATCGGGTGCGCGAGCAACGCGACGAGGCGCGGGCGCTTGTGGGCGCGGTAATGGCCTCGGGCCTCGACGAATGCGAGCGCCTGCGGGCTACGCCCGTGGTGCCTGTGGTGCTGCTTGATGAGGGGATGCTTGCGCGGCTCGTGGCGCAGGCATCGACGGAAGCGACGCGCGGCGTGCTGCGGGCGCTGGCGGGTGCCGCGTGATGCCGCCGATCTACTGGCGTGGTGGGTGGTACGTCGCCCGCGTCGAGGGCGACGCGTGGCGTTGGGTGCGGGTCGACGGGCCGGGTGCCGCGTGAGGGCCGCGCTCCTACGCCAGCGGCCCGCGGTCGTCGGCCCCTCGCCTGCGGCCGTCGAGCGCGTGCTCTGGCTCGCTGCGGTGGACCGCTGCCTCCGCTGCGGGCCGAGGGACGGCGACGAGGTGCGTGCGGCGTATCGCGACCTGCGGGCGCTGATCGACCGGGCGGCGCCGTCGCTGTACGCGCAGACGCCCATCGACGCCGCGCGCGAGTCGCGTTGGCTCGTGGCCGCACGCGCCGCGCTGCCCGAGGGGACGCCAGCCGAGCGAGCGGCAACGGTCGTGTGGGCTGCGGTCGGCGCGTGGACGGATGCGCCCAACGGGCGGTGGGGCGATCTGGCCGACGCCGCAGCAGACCTGGGCGACTGGCTCGATGTGGGCGGGGTGGTCGTGCCGCGGCGGGCGACCGCGCTGCGCGAGACGATGGCGGACGTGTGGCGGACGATGGAGGCGGGACGATGAGCGAGCGCATCACGACGGCGCGGGCGCGGGAGCTACTGGCGCTGTGGACCGAGCGCGCGGATGCGCGGTGCGACGATCCGAGCGGCGTGGAGTACGACCTCGCCCGCGAGGTGATCGCTGCGCACGCCTCCCTCGCCGGGGAGCGCACGCGGCGGGAGGTCGCGGAGGCAGAGTGCGCGCGGCTGCGGGTGACGCTCGAGGAGACGGAGCGCGCCCGACAGGCGGCCGAGGAGGAGCGAGACGCCGCCCTCGAGCTGGTCGCCCCCGACGCTGTCGAGGCCGCACGCCTGCGGGACGCTCGCGACGCCGAGCGCCTGCACGCGCTGGTGGTGGCGCGGGTGGCTCTCGCGGATGCCGAGCTCATCCTCGAAGAGCGCGAGCGGCAGCTGACAGCCGCGCTGACGGCCGTCGCAGCCGAGCGCGCCCGGTGCGCGGCGGTGTGTCGCGAGGTGGCGATGTTCTACGACGCGCCCGACGCGCAGGCCGTGGTGGCGCACGCCTGCGCCGACGAGATCGAGCGCGGGGAGGCCGGGCGGTGATCCCCTTCCCTCACGCCGATGGCGTCGCCCATCACCTCGACGGCGACGACCAGCCGCGGGTGGTGCTGCCGCTCGCGCGCTACACCCACCTGCTCGCGGTCGAGGCCGCGGCCGTCGCCCACGTCGCCGATCTCGACGCGCTGGTCGCCGCGGAGGCCGCGCACGCGGGGCCGCAGCCGACGCCCGCCGGGCGCCATGCGGCGATGGCGGCGCTGCTGCTCCGGCGGCGGGGCGTCGTGGAGAGCGTGGCCGCGCTCGCGGGGGCGGTGGGCCGTGGGTGACGCGGCACGCAACCTCCCCTCGCCCGACCCCGTGCGCGCCGAGGCCCACGCGCTGCTCGACCGGCTGCTGGACCTCGTGCGCCAGCCGGTGGCGCTCCCTCCCCCGCCCGTTGGCGGCGTGCTGCCCGTCGACACCGTGGCCGACCTGATGGGTTGGACCCGGCGCCGCCTCCGCAGCTTCTGCCTCGAGCGGGGCGTTGCGGTCCAGGGCACGGGCAAGCGCGCGGCTGTGGACCTCGACGCGGTGCGCGCCGCCCTCGCCGCGCAGCCGCGGGTGCGCCACGATGCACCGTCGACCGAGCTGGCCGACGACCTGCGAGAAGCATTCGGGAGGCGCTGACGATGGGGCGACGACGGACAGGCACGGCGTGGGAGAAGCCGAAGGGTAGCGGCGCCTGGCTCGCGGCCATCACCCTCGCCGACGGGTCGCGCGAGACGGAGAAGGTGCCCCCGCGCAAGAGCGGCGCCCCGGTCGATGGCGCCTACGCGAAGGCCTACGCCCGGGAGTGGCAGCGGCGGTACGACGAGGGCGAGTGGGTGCCGACGCCGAAGGGCGCCCCCTCCGCTCTCGCCGCCCCCTACACCGTTGCGAGCTGGTCGACCGCGTGGGCCCAGGCCCTTACCATCGGCACCGTCGCCGACGTCCGTTACATCGTCGCCCACTACCTCGCCGCGGACCCCATCGGCGCCGTCCCCCTGCGCGCGCTCGCGCCCGCCGACCTCGCCGCGTGGGTCGCCCGCCTCCGGGCCACGCCCTCGCGCCTTGGTGGCACCCTCGCCCCCGGCTCCATCGTCCGCTACGCCCAGGTGCTGCGGCAGAGCCTCAAGGCCGCGGTGCGGGAGGGCGCGATCGAGCGCGACCCCTTCGAGCGGGCGCCCGCGGGCCTCGTCCCGAGCGCGGGCGACAAGACGCCCGGCGCCCGGCGGCTCTGGCGCTACGAGCCCGCGGAGATCCTCGCCCTGGTGACCGACCCGCGGGTGCCCGTGGACCGGCGCCTCTTTTACGCCCTCGCCTTCCTCACGGGCGCCCGCGCCTCCGAGCTCGCCGCGCTGCGGTGGTCGGACTGGGAGCGCACGGTGCAGCCCCTCTCCCGGCTTAACGTCGCTCGCACGGCCGTGTACCGCAGGGCGGGCGCGGGCGACGGCCCCTGGGGGCGCGTCGAGAAGCAGACGAAGACGGGCGCGGTGAAGGAGGCGCCCGTGCACCCCGCGCTCGCGGCGATGCTCTCGGCCTGGTGGTCGAGCGGGTGGGAGGCGCACCAGGGTCGCGCGCCCGTCGAGGGCGACCTGATTGTGCCGACGAAGGACGGGCGCTCTCGGGTCGCCATCACCAGCTGGGGCCTGCTCAAGGGCGACTGCGAGCGCCTCGGCATTCGCCCCCGGCGGCTCCACGGCGCGCGCCACACGATGATCCGGATGCACCGCGACGCCGGCGCCGACCGGGAGGCCGTTCGGGGCGTGACCCACGCGGCGCCGTCCCGCGACGCTTTCGACGGGTACGACCGGCCGGGGTGGGCCCGGGTCTGCCACGAGCTGCTCAAGGTTCCGATGGCCCTCCCGGCCCTTGGCGAAAGTGATAGCGCTCCCGATTCCGCTACCGACCCCAGCGAAACCCCCACAAATCCCCGACGAATCAGGCCGATGCCTACGTTCTCCGCGAAAAGATCGCCGATGCGCGTTGCCGCGCGGAACCGCTGGGAAGGTGGGCGATGGGGAGCGACGAGGAGCACCGTTTCGGGTGATAGCGCTCCCGATAGCGCTACCACCGGAGCGCTATCCGGGGAGGTGCGGGCCTACCGCTACCTGGAGCTGGTGGAGCTCGATGGCGGCGACTGGCGGGCGGGGTGACGCGCTGCGACGCCCTACCCCGAAATGAGCAAAGCCCCTCCGACCCATGCGGGTGGAGGGGCTTCGGCGGGCGAGGGAAACACCGGGGCGTGTTGCGGTCGCGCGCTCGCGCGGTCCCGGCCCCGGTCTATGGCGTCAGGGCATCACGGCCACCAGCCTCGCATCGACCACACGAGCAGCGCGACGAGGGCGCGGCGCAGCAGCTCGAGGGGGCCGTGCATCACGAGCACGTCGAGGGCACGGGCGATCGCGTCGCCGAGGCGCCTCACGGCTCGACGTGCCCCAGGCGACGGGCGACGCGGAGCACGCCACGAGCGTAGCCCGACGAGTCGGCACGCCCACAGCCTGCACCCCAGCGATAGGCGACGAGGGCCCGCGGCCACGAGCCGCACTCCGCCCGGCGGCGGCGCAGGGAGCGGGCGGCGATGTCCGCGGACAGCGCGCCGTTGACGTAGGCGTGGTGGACGCGCGTGCCGCAGAGCGAGGCGTAGCGCGGCGCCGTTCCCATGCGGCTCTCCGCGAAGCAGACGCCCGCGACGATCGCCACCGGGACGCCGTGCGTGGTCGCGGCGCGGGTGACGCTCGCGGCGACGTCGAGGCGGAGCATCGGGGCGATGTCCGGCCACGAGAGCGCGAGCGCGGCGACGAGGGCAGCGGCCGGGCTCACACGGCCCCGCTGGCGATGCGGGAGGCGTCATCGAAGTGCATGATGTCCGCGCTGCTCGACGCCCCGAAGTCGCAGCCGCCCCACCGCATCCCGCCCACGTCGCAGAGCGCGACCACGACGGCGCGGCGGAGGTCCATCAGCCCCTTGGCGGGGTTGCGCGTGAGACGCGGGCGCGCCACCGGCTGGCCCACGACGAGGGGCACCCGCAGGGCAGCGTAGTCCGCGGCCACCTGCGGGGGGATCTCGACGCCCGGGAGCACGTCGGCCTCGCCCGCATCGAGGTCGTCGACCGCGGGGAAGTAGGGCGCCAGGTACGCAACGACGGCCTCGCTCACGACGTGCCAGCGATCCCACACGCTCGCGGTGGACTCGCCCGCGCGCCGGGCGCTGAGGTCGCAGAGCACGCCCGCGGCGGCGCAGGCCCGACCGCACGCGGCGATGAACGCCTTGCGCACGCCGGGGAGCTTCGCGCCTGCCGACTCGCCCCCGTAGACCAGCCCGCGGGCGGTGTGCGTGGCGCAGACCGCGTAGCCGTTGCGGCTGTAGTTGATGTCGATCGCCCGCCCCTTGCCGTGGTAGCCCGCGGCCTCGCGATAGCCGCCGACGCCGGTCACGCCGTGCCACTCCGCGAAGGTCTGCGTGGGGACGCCACCGGGGAGCGCGACCTGCGCCCGCTGCCACTCGGCGTGCAGCGCCGCCTCGACGCGCGCGAGCTTTGCCCCGAAGGCGCGGGTGACGCGCGGCGAGCGGCCGAGGAAGGGCGCCGCGACGAGGTCGAGGCTCACGCGATCACCCCTTCGGCCGCGAGCTCGGCGCGCAGCTCTGCGACCACGCCGCCGTAGTCGCCCGTCGCGCGGATGGTGTGCGCGGCCGACGCGATGATCCCGCTCGCCAGTGACTTCGCGGCGACGTCCAGGCCGTAGCCCTCGAGCGAGTCGAGGGCGTCACGCACCGCGCCGTCGAGGGGCGCCCCGCAGGCCACACGCACGGCGATCCCGGCGCCGTAGCAGGGCGCCTCACCGCCCGCACGCACCTCGGGCGCGAGCAGGTACGCGCCGCAGTACAGCAGCCCACCACGGGCGATCGATCCGACGTGGCCCTCCTCGTGCCACCACGTCGCGAGCGCCTGCCCCCCGGTCGCGAGGGCCGCGGGCGACATGGCGACGGAGGTGCGGCCGTTGGCCATCGCCAGCGCCGCGAGCGCGGGACCGACGTAGGGGATGAGCGCGAGGAGCGCGGCCGCGGGGCCGGGGACGCCGGGGAGCGTGATCGTCACGCCGTCGGCGACGCGGGCGCGGAGGACGCCCGTACGCTGGATGCTGTGCCCAAGCGCGACGAGGGAGACGATCGCCTCGCGCCGGGGGTCGCCGGGGAGGATGAGCTCGACGCCCGCGGCGGCGGCGCGGCGGCGGATGATGCGGAGCGCGACGTCGAGGGCGATCACGGCGCCTCGCAATGGGCCACGCCCGCGGCCGACACAACGCACACGCCGGGGGCGCAGGTGCGCTGCTCTCCCGAGGCGCTACGGGGCAGCGCGGGCCACTCGCGACGGGTCGCGCTGCACACCACCGGGACGAGGCCGTCGCACCGCTGGACGCCGGGGGTGCAGTCGTTGGGGTCGGGGACACCGGGGGCGGCGCGCAGCACGCCTTCCCGGACGAGCGGACACCCGGTGACCACGACCCCGAGGGGCAGTGCCACCGCGAGGGCCACGACGACCACGAGCATGGAGCGCACGTCGATGGAGCCGCGCTTTCCGTCGGCCGGCGGAGGGGACGGCATGAGCTCGCCCAGCTCCGCGCGCACGCTCGCGCGGGCGGCGTCGAGCAGCGGGTCAGCGGACGCGGGCGGAGGGGGCTGGTGCGACACCGTGACGGCGCGCAGTGGGCTCACGGGGGCGGGCGCCTCGGGGCGGGGTAGCGGCACCTCGTCGGCCCTGATCGCCACGGCGTCAAGCGTCGGGCGAGGCAGCGCGCCACGGGCCGCGGCCCAGTCGCGGTAGGCCACGACCACCTTGCGGAGGTGCGGCGAGACGGCGCGGAGGATGCGGATCGCGAACGCGCGACCGGAGTGCGCGGCGGCGTAGGCGTCCCAATGCGCGGGCGTGTCCCACCACAGCCACCAGTTGAGCGCGGCGGTGATGAGGGGGTAGCCCACGAGGGCCATCAGCAGCGGCCAGTACGGGCGCAGCGTATCGAGGGCGTGTTGCATGGAGGGTCTCCGATGTGGCGAGGCACGGCAGACCCCCGCAGGGCGCCGCAGGTGGTCAGCCGAGAGCGGCGAGCCGCGCCGTTACCGCGGCGACGAGGGCCTCCGGCGTGGGCGGCTTCTGCATGGGTGTCGCCCCGCAGGTAGCGGCAGCGGCGTCGAGCGCGAGCACGTCGGCGACGCCCGACACGAGCACGTCGCCCGGCCCGCCGATCTCGCGGAGCAGCGCGTCGCCCATCTCGTCGCCCAGCACGAGGTCCGCGACGATCGCGCCGTGTTGGTGGCGCGCGTGGAGCCCGCGGGCCTCGGCGCCCGACCGCGCTTCGTCGACGTGCACGCCCGGCAGCGCCTCGCGGAGCGCGAGCGCCAGCAGCACGCGGCTCGCCTCGTGGTCGTCCACCACGAGCACGCGCCGGGTGCGGGTGAGCGGAGGCACGGGGGAGAGCCGCGCCTTCACCCGCTGGGCGTGCACGTCGAGCGTCGGCCCGACGAGGCGCATGAGCCCGTGGACCACGAGCCCACCGAGGATTCCCCCCGCCCACCCGGGGAGCAGCGCGAAGAGCTGGCTGACGTGCCCGGCGAAGGACGCGACCGCGAGCGTGGCGACGAGGGAGCCGCCGTCGTCGGCCACAGCTGAGGCCGCTGCGTGGTGCGGGCTCACTGGTGCCTCGACGGCGCGGGGCACGCAGGGCACGCGGTAGCGGCGCTCGCGTCCACCATGCACGCGATGGAGACGGCGGCATGAGCGCCGAGGGCGTCGCGGTCTGTGGTCACGGCAGGTCCCTGATGGTGAGGTTGGAGTACACCGCCTGCACCCCCGGCGCGCCCGGATTGACGGCCTGATAGAGCGCGAGCCCCAGCGAGGGGTAGGTGGTGTCAGGACTCGGCGGCGACGATAGCAGCGCCCGATATCGAATCGTCCACGCAGCGGCGGCGTAGCTCGCGCCGACACCCGTCCAGAACGTCATCACGCCCGCCTGCACGCGCACGCGGAGCCACCCGGTGCCGTCCACAGGGAGCGTGCCCGGCGTGTAGACCGACCACACGGGGCTGCCGCCGATGTCGAGGCCGTCGATCTGCCCGTCTCCGAAGAGGCGGATCATCACAACGGAGTTGTACACACTGCCCGTCGTGCCGATGCCCAGCGAGGCGGCGGTGCTGGCGCTCCCCGCCCCCGTGATCGTAATCCTCACTGCGGCGTCGAACGCCCAGATCGACGCGCCGTGCGCGCCCACGAGTCGCGGGTAGTCCGCGTACACCAAGCCGGTCTGCCCGCTGGCGTAGGAGAGCGTCCCGCTGGCCGCGACCGCGGTGCCGTTGCCGTTGGTGGCGGTGAGTCCTGGGATGCTGATGGCGCGGTCGCAGAGGGCCGAGCGCGCAGCCGCAGCGGTGGACGCCGCCAGCACCGCCGACACGTCCGCGCTGGTGATCGTGGTCGCGCCGCCGCCGTCGCTGATGATCGCGCTGCCTGCCGGGTCACCGCCGAGGACTGCGTCGAGCGCCGCAAGCACGACGATGCCGCCCGCGCGGGCTGGGGTCGTTGCGACGCCCGAGGCGACCTCAACGATGCCGGTGCCCGAGGGGAAGTCTCCGCCGCCGCCGCTCGATCCGTTGACGCGGACGGTCACGACACGCCTCGCAGCACGAGCGAGGCAACGCCCGCCGACGCGGCGGTGATGGTGAAGCGGTACGCGATGGCGGGCTCATCGAGGATGTCGATGTCCAGCGACGATCCGGCCGCGAGCGGGATGCCCGTGGTGACGCTGCGCTCGGGGCCGTAGGTGATGCCGTCGAGGCATCGCGCGACGGTCAGCGCGGTGATGTTCCCGCCGCTCACATTCGTGAGCGTGGACAGCAGCGACATGACCGTGAGCGAGGGGCGAACGACGGTAAGGACAGGGGAAGCGGCGGTCGTGATCGACACGGCCGCGGGTGCGTATTCGACGCGCTGCATGGCGAGGCTCCTGTGCGGTGGCGAGGCGTGGCGGGACGTGAGGGAGCGGCCTCGCGGCGGGGCGCGAGCGAGGCGTCAGGGATGGCGGCGGGTCAGGCTTCGGGGTAGTCGACGACGACGCGGGTGATGACGCGCAGGGTGCTCGCGCCGTTGCTCACCTTAGCGCTCCACACGAGCCGGTCCTCCGTGACCGCATCAAGCGTCGCGGTGGTCCATGCGCTGTCGACCCATGTGGCCGTCACGTCGGTCAGGACCGCATCGAAGGTGCCCGCGCCGGTCGTGAGCCGCACCGTGGCGGTATCCCCCGGCGACGCGCCCGAGAGCTTGTAGCGCAGGATGAACCGCACGCGGGTATCGACCCCGGCGCGCATCGCTCGAGGGCGCACGCGGTAGACCGCGGAGACACCCGCCGTCTCCTGGTCGCTCCCGCCGAACGTCGTCAGCGAGGTGGAGGTCACGAGCCACGGGTCGTTCTCGGGCTTCAGCGTGCAGTGGTAGGTGCGCAGCCCGAGCAGCAGCCCGGTGCGCACCGTCGGCCACAGGCGCTGCAAGCCGAGCGGCGAGCCGTCGACCACGATGCCCCGCGGGCGGTAGGCCGTCGCCCCCAGCTGGCCGAAGGTCTCCGCGTCATCGACAAGGAAGCGCGGCACCTCGTCGACTGCGAGGTACTCCAGCACGCACGGCGACGTCACCGTGGCGCTCCATGCGAAGCGCCACCACGTCGCGGCGAGGTCGAGCCCCGCAGCGTCGAGCGCGTCCACGTCGAGAAGCCACTCCCCGCGCCCGCCCGAGCCGAGCCGCGAGGGGTAGGTGGTGGAGTAGGAACTGCGGAGCGCGCTGCCGCCGTCGAGCCCATCGGGGATCTCCGGGGCGCTGAACGCTACCGTGCCGCCGAGGCTGTCGGTGATGGAGAGTTTGAGTACGACGCTCCCAAGCAACGTGACGTCGCTGGCGGTCACGAGCGCAACGACGCGAAGGAAGCGCGGCACCACGGTGGGGAGCCAGTAGGTGTGCACTACCGCGGTCGCGTCGAGGCGCGGCACCGTCATCCGCTGCGACGGGTGACCGCCCGCGGCGTCGTTGGCGAGCTCGGCCAGCGTCGAAGCGTGCGAGGCCGCGGCGGTGACGCGCACGGCGAACTGCCGCGCTTCGAGCCGCGGCGTCGTGAGCTGGCGGGGTGCGGTGGTCATGCGGTGGGAGGCTCCAGATACAGCGTCATGCCGCCGAGCGACGCCTTGGCGCCCGACGAGTTGGACGTGCACCACGCGCCGACGAAGACGCTGATGGAGGGCATATCGCCCGTCTCCGTCGTGACGAGCGGCGAGCCCGTGGGCGAGGGCACGATGGTCGTGCGCCCGAGGGTCGCGGGCGTGAGGTCGACCGCGATGGAGAGGTCCGTCATCGTGGTGGTGGTGTGCCGCACCACGCCCTGCGTCGGGACACTCACGTCGGGGTCGCCGAACGCTGGCATGGCTAGCAGGATGACGCCGAGGGTCTGCGCGGCGGGGGCGGCGCCGCGGAACGACAGCACCAGGCGCGGCGGGCGTTGCTGCTCACCGTAGAGCCGCACGCGGTGGGTGCCGCACCATTGCGCGAGGACGCCGGCCGATGCGTCGCCCGACCACAGCAGCGTGCGCTCGTCGTCGCTGACGGTGCAGTCGGCCCACACCTGAATCGGCAAGCGCTCCCACAGCACGCGCAGCTCGTTCTCCCGCGTCGCTAGCGTGGCGTTGCTCGCGAGCAACTGAAACAGCGCGGCGTCGCCCGGCTGGTCTGCGCGCGCGCGGTCGGCTGCGCCGAGGGCGGTGGGCAGTCGGACCCACGTCCCGCCTGTGGTGATCTCGCTCACGCGGCCCACCGCTTCGGGGCGTCACCCGTGCCGAGGTCTTCGGCGCTGTCGTCGCCGATGTAGAGGTACTGCCGCTGCCGCGTCGTGACGGCGCCCACAGTCCACGGGGCGAAGCGCAGGAGGCACCCGTAGCGCGTCGCCGCGGCGGTCACCATCGGCCCCGTCGGCGAGCCGCTGAGGGTCACGGTGGTGGCCGTGAGGCTGACGATGGTGAAGCTCTCGTCGGCCATGGGCGTTTCGTTGTTGAGCTCGGAAAGGTACACGGTGTCTCCCGCTGCGAAGCCTTGCAGCGGCTGCGACGTGATGGCGTTGCCGTCGGCGTCCACGTCAAGCGCGAAGCCGTTGTTGCCCCACGGGGAGGTCGTGTCGATGGTGACGACGGCGCCCGCGATGGAGCCCACGAGCGCCGAGGGCGCGTAGCCCGCAAGCGTCGGATCGTTGGAGAGGAGCAGCGCGAGCTGCACCCGGCACTCTCCGCCGTTGAAGCTCTTGCGCGACTCCATTACCTGACAGGTCACCGCGTCGAGTCCGCGCGTGCCCTGTAGGTTGGGGATGCTGGAGTGCGTGAGCGTCACGAGGTCGCCCGTGGAGAGATCCCAGAACGACGGCCCGACCACGACGCGGATCACGCGCGTCGGCTGCGCGAGCACCCCGAGGAGCTGCTGCGCGGAGCGAGCGAGCGCCTCCTTGAACTGCGCCGGGTCGAAGACGCCCGAGGCCGACTTGAGCGCGTCGCACTCGATCGTCTTGCCCTCGCCGAACTCATCGGCCGCGGTCGCATCGCGCCAGGTGTACGAGCCGCCGCCGGGCATCGCGAATCGGATCGCGGTCGCCACCGGCTCGACCCCATCGGCCACTTCGACGGGGAGCCCCGGCAGCAGGTCTTCCTCTTCGATGTCGCGGCGCGTCTCTTCGGTCGCGGCGAAGTACGCGGGGCGGTACGCGCCGACGCGCCCACGCACGATGCACAGCGCGGCGCCGCGGAGGCGGCACTCGTGGATCAGCGGCGTCAGCAGCGAGTCATCGGACGCAGCGAAGCGGTAGGAGCGCCCCTCGGGGACGCCACCCATTGCGACGCGCGCGAAGGTGCGCGCCATCTGCTCCCAGTCAATCGCGACCTCGGAGGCGTCGGTGCCTTGCAGGCTGTCGAGCGCGGCGCCCATCGCCCGCAGCGCGGCCAGCGCCGTGTCGCCCGACGCCATCACGCCGAGGGTGCATTCGGTCGGCTTCGTGATGCGCGAGACGCGCTCCGTGACGATGGGCTGCGTGCCGTCGTAGCGATCGGAGAGGCCGGGGATGTCAGCGAGCAGCGAGAGCGTCTGCGCCGAGGCGTCGCGGGAGACGATCTGCGCGAAGAGCCCCTTGGTGCTGTCGGTGTCGGCGACGAGGGCGGCATAGGCGCGGCCCGTCTGCGCGCCCACGACGGCGGTCCACGCGAGCGTGGCAGGGAGCTGGTCCCAGTCGCCCTCGCGCCGCACGCTGAACACGCCATGCAGGTGCATCACGCACTCGGGCAACGTGTTCGCCGTGTTCTCCCCGAGGTTGGGCGTCGAAGCGGCGCGCCGCGAGGGGTTGTTCCAACAGGCGTCGATGGTCCAGTCGATGTCACCGCCCGAGCCCGTCGAGACGATGCGCGCGTGCCCGGTGCCGTTGACGCTGACGTTGATCTGCGGGGAGAGCGCCTGGCCTGCGGTGTTGAGGCGAGCGATGAAGGTCTGCGCGTCCGGCGACCATCCATCGCCCGTTTCGGGGCCGAGTTCTAGCGTGTTCTCGAAGTTGATGGACAGCGTTGCGCTGACCCATCCGCCGATGTGCTGGTAGCCGAAGGCGCGCACGCCGACCTTGGCGAACTTCCGCGAGAGCAGCGTGGTGATGTGGTCGGCGGGGATCTGCCACCGCATGAGGTTCGCGGCGAGCGAGACGCCCGCGCCCACGACCCCGAGGTGCACGAGCGTCGGGTCGGTGAGCGTGGTGCCGACCAGCTTGCAGAGGAAGACCGCGACGCGGCGCCCGGTCCAGTAGCGCGGGTAGTCGCCCACGATGACGAGCGGGCGGCGCGTGCCGGTGCCTGCGACGAAGGGCCGAGCGCGTGAGCCGAACAGCCCGCGCCCGCCGTTGACGTAGCCGATGAGCGCGTTGGTGCCCGAGAGGGCGCCGTAGCCGATGGCCTCGCGGCCGATGTGCAGATACCCGGTGGCGGGTACGCCCGAGACGGAGTCCAGCGGGATGTCGTCGGTTGCGTCGATGTCCGCGGCGAGCAGGCGCCCGACGCGAGCGAGCGGCGCGCTCATCAGCGCGGTCGTCGCCTCGGCGCGGTCGAAGAGCTCGAAGCGCAACGGCTCGACCTCGACGCTCCCGTCAACAGGAAGCGTCGTCTCGCGGATCGTCCAGACCGCGTCGGCGTCGAGCACCTCGAGCACCGGGTCGAAGGTCGTCGCCGCATCGGGGCGGGTGACGGTGAGTGTCCCGGTGCCGGGCCAGAAGAGGGGGTCGATGGTGCCCGAGGTCACCGCCGCCGCGGTCGGGTGGATGCCCGCCTGCACGAGCACCACGGGGATACCCTCGATCAGCACGCACACCACCCCATCGAAGCCGGGCGCGAACGCCGTCTCCCATGGAATCGTGGCGGTGGTCATGGAGTGTGCCCGAAGGCGGGGAAGTCAGTCGCAGCGGCAGAGCGCCCAGCGGCACGACGGCCGGGTGGTGCTCGGGCAGAAGGCGCGGCAGTCGCGGAAGCAAGCACCGCAGTGGGCGGTGTCGTTGCCCTCGTCGATGCAGAACGGAGCGCCCCCGTCGGGATGGCAGGTCAGCGGTACGCCACGCCCCTCGACGCGAGAGCAGGTCAGCCGGCACCCCTCCGCGGCGATCCACTGCTGGCCCGATGGGGCGTCGCCGCAGGTGCCGTCGAGGGCGCTGGGGGCGTCAGGGCCGCAGCCAATGGCGAGGAGAGCGAAGGCGGCGAGCAGGTGGCGCATCCGGCAACGGTAGCGCGCGGCAGCGCGGGTCAGGTAGCGTCGCTCGCTCCCGATGGCCGGGGGAGGAGAGCGATGATGAACACAAGGCTCGTGCTGACGGTGACAGGCGTACTGATGGGGCTGGCGTTGAGCGCGTGCACGGCGGGGCTATCCGCCTCCTTTGACCGTCTGCCAGAGCCGTCCCGCGCGGCCTACGAACGATGCTGGGAGCACATGAGGCAACCCATCTGCGGGTCTACGTCGGACCTCGCGGAGGTCACTAACTGCTCCCGCAGCTCATCAAGCACCTACGCAGCGCAAGGCTCCGAGGCGGAGCGCCAGGAGTGGCTCGCTAGCCACGGGTGCCCGCGCGGTGTCGCGTCGAGCGGCGGACAGAGGTAGCGCGGGCGCACCTGTCCCCTTGTGGGGATAGTGCCGTGAGACGGTGGTGCCGTCTAGGGGCTGCGCGCTACGCCCGGGTGATAGACGCGCCCGAGGTCGGGAGCACCACGTCAAGAGTCCATTCGGCCCACGCGTCCCAGGCGTCATCTTGTGCGGTGAACGCAGGCGACAGCAGCGAGGCGGGGCCGATGTATCCGAGGTAGAGGCGCTCGCTTGTGGAGGTGCGAACGGTCTGCCAGTTGTCGAGCGCAAGCCCACACGCCGCGTTGCGGCTGGCATACAACACGTCGAGCACCGACCACTCCCGCGCCGTGGCGACCGCGCCGACCGCGCCCATGTACTCCGGCGCGGGAAGGAGCGCCGTGGCGTCGGCGCCCTGTGCGCTCCGCTGCGCCGGGGTGGTCGGCTGGAGGATGACGGCGTGCGAGCGTTGCCACGAGGTCGCAGAGGCGGCGAAGGCGTAGACCGCGCCGCCGTTCGTCCGCTCCGCGCCGCCCGCCTGCCGGGGTTGCCAGGGGCCATGCCGCGTCGAGGAGAGCAGCGCGAGATACCACACGGGCAGCGTCCCGGTGATGACGCCCGCGGTGATCGTCGGCGCTGCCGCGCTGAAGCCGAGAGCGCGCCACATCGGCGCGGCGAAGGTCACGGACGCAGGCACGTCCACCGTGAACGCATACGACACGATGCCTGCGGCGGTGAGGCTCACAGTCACCACCGACCCCGAGCCGCGCGCGGCGACGATGGCCGATTTCAGCGCGACCTCAAGCGCCCGCAGGTAATCCGACGCGGCGGGCGCGAGGCACATCCGATACGTGCCGGTCGTGAGCGAGACGTTGACCGGGGAGACACCCGACGCGAACGTCAGCACCACGTCGGGCGCAACGGTCGTGTGCGTGAACGACGGCGCGAACGCGCTGGTAGCGAGGAGCGTCACGCTGCCCTGTCAGTGCGGCGGCGCTCCGCGTTCGTGAGACGGTTGACCTGCATACCGGACTCCCCCTCGGTGGCGGTACGCCCGCCGATGACGGGCGCGTAGTAGTTGTTGACGACCGTCGGCCCGACCGCGCCGTCGTTGGCCGCGCTGTCCCGCAGCGAGCCACCCGCGCCACCGTTGCCCGCGCCACCGCCCGCCGCAGGGGCCGACGAGGGAGCGAGCGCCGCGCCTGCGACACCCGCCGCGGCGCCCACAGCGAGGAAGGCCGCGCCCGCCGCGAAGTGACCCGGGGCGAGCGGGGCGGTGACGACGCCCGCGAGCGCCGCGACGCCCTTCGCCATCTCCATGCCGCCCTGGATCACGGCCTCCTTGCCCACGCTGATGAGCGTGTCGCTGAGCATCCCTTGCAGCGCCTGGCCGACGGATTCCTTCCCGTCGATGAGCGCCTGAACATGGGTGCCGATGGCCTTGCCCATCGAGTCGAAGGCGGAGTTGGTGAACTCCGCCGCCCGCTGCGCGCCGTGGACGCGCTCTTGGTTGAGCTCCGCGAGGCGCCCGGCGTAGGTCTCGTGGGCGGCGAGAGAGGCGTTGAGGATGTCCTTCTCGGTCGCGGCGAGGGCCTGCGTGTTCGCGAGCTCGTCGAGGCGCTGTTGCTCTGCGATCTTGCCGGGGTCCACCGACTCGCCCGACATGAGACGGTCCAACAACGCGTTGTCGTTCGCTGCGGCCTCGGCGGCAGCGGCGCCCCGCTCGATGCGGTCGGCGTCCATCTGCTCGACCATCGCCCTCGCAGCCGCTTGCGAGGCCAGCGCGGCCTGCGCCCGTTGCGCGGCAGTCGGCCCCGAGGCGCCAGCGGGTGATGCGTTGTGAGCGACCTGCTTCTCTAGTTCGTCCTTCGCCAGCAGGCGGTCGCGCTCCCGATCTGCGACGCGGAGCCGGTCGGCGGCGACGGCGTTAAGTTCGCGCTGCGTGGCGAGCTGCTGCGCCTCGACGGCGTTGGAGGTGCGGGTCTGCGCCGTGAGGGCGGCGCGGGCCGTCTCCAGCGAGGTGGTGTTCGTGACGAGCGTGCGGAGGGCAGCGGTCGACGATTGGTTGACGTCGCGCGAATGCACCTGCGCCTCGGCGGCGGCGACGGCCTCGCGTGCGACCTCGCGCGTGGCGGCGGCGGCGCGGCGCAGCACGTTGGAGTGCTCTATTTGTGCGTTGGTCGATCGCTCAATGGCGATCCCGAGCACCATCATCTGCTCCGCCATGTTGCCGCTGCTGATGGCGTGCTCGACCTGCGCGTCCGTGAAGCGGGCGACGGTGGTGCCTGCGATCTGACTCGCCGCACTGATGCTGTGGTAGGCGCTGACGAGGCCCTGTGCTTCGCCCTGCGTGAAGCCCGCGCCCACGGTGGTGACCTGCTCCGCGGTGATGGCTTGGATCTGCTGCGCCACCGCGAGCCGTGCGGCCTCGGCGGTGGTCGCCTCGCGCGCGGCGGTGGCGACCTCGGCGTAGCTCCCGCCGAGCATCGTGGTGGCGGCGGCGGTCGTCTCGGTGATGACGCGCGTGCGCTCCAGCGCGGCCTGGTGCTCGTCGTAGGCGCGGGACAGCATCATCACCGCGCCCATGACGGCGGTGATCTGCAAGCCCACGGGGCCGAACGCCGCGAGGGTCTTGATGCCGACGTCGGCCATGGTGCCCGCGGCGCCGCCCATCTGGCCGGCCATCTCGCTCGCCTTCTGCGAGAGCTCGCCCATGCCCTGGTTGCCCGTCTCGCGCAGGTTCCGCAGGAGCTCGTTGGTCGTGCGGATGCCCTCGTGGGTGCGCGAGTCGGCGACGGCAGAGCGCGTGGCGCTGGCCTCGCTCGCGGCGCCCACGGCGGTGAAGCCGTGCGAGAGCTGTGCGACGCCCGAGAGGAGCGCCGGGTCGACGCGGCCGGTGATGTCGAGGACGACGGGGGTGGTCATGTGGGCACCGGGACGGTGACGATGTGCATGGCGCTGAGGTCGTGGATCGACGCGGTGACGGCGCCGACATGGACGCCGCCCGCGGTGGTGCGATGGCGGATGGCCTGTGCGACCTCGGCCACCACGTCGGTGACGATCGCGACGGAGGGGTCGCCCGCGTCGAAGTGCTCGACCTCGAAGGTGATCGCGATGACGGCGGTAACGTTCACGGTGTCCCTTGTGCGGCCTTCGCCGCGAGCTCGTGTTGCTTGCGCTCGCGCTCCCGGTGCGCGTCGTCGCTGGCGGTGCGCGCGTTCTGTCCGCGCCGCAGCATGTCCAGCGCGGCGACGTCGGCAGCGGTCACGCCCCCGGGGAACGCGCTGTCCTCGGCGAGGCCCTGCTCCATGCGTGCGAGCCCGCGGGAGGCGCGCAGCACGAGCGGTGGGGCGTGGTGGTAGAGCGGCGCGAAGGGACAGCCCGCCGGGGGCGCGGAGAGCCCTTGCAGCGTGGCGACCCGGGCGGCGAGCGCGTCATGCGACGGCGTGCGCCCGACGGCCTCGCAGCCGCACCCCCACTGCGCGCGGAGGTGGGCGACCGATGCCTCGGTGTCGGCGTCCAGCTCGCCCGCGGCGCGTGCCGCCTCGCGACGGTGGCACCCGCAGGCCTTGGCGACGGGCTTCAGGCCATGAGCCGTCGCACCCCAGCCAACGGCCAGTAAAAACCCACGTCCTCGGGGGACACCTCCGCGCGTGCGAGCGCAACGGCCCCCGCTTCGATGACGGCCTCGGCGCCGCACGCCGCGGCCCAGCGCTCGTACCAGTCGAAGGGCGTCTGCGCGTAGGTGCCCGCGGCCCGCTTGCCCGCATGGGCGCCGCCTGCGAGCTTCGCCTCGTGCCGCACGCCGTCGCTGTCGGTGACCGCGAAGCACGACGCGCGGAAGGCGTCGAGGGCACGCTGACGCGGGGGCGCGTCGCCGCTGAGGTTGTACATCGCCGCGGGAGGGAGCGGCGTCAGGTGGAACTCCACCGGCTTCCTGACGCCCGACGCGAGGGCGCGCAGGGCGGCGAGGGACTCCGGCGAGCGGTCGCGCGCGTGCTCGGTGACGGCGAGCGCGAGGCCCTCCGCGTCACGGTCGAGCGCGGGGTCGCCGCGCCCGGTGATGTGGACGATCGACAGGATGCTGGTGGGGTCGATGCTCATAGGCGCGCGTCCGATCAGGCGAGGAAGAAGAGGATCGGGCTGCGCTCGGCGTCGGTGCTCGAGGAGGACAGCGGCGACCCGGCGGCGAGGGTGTTCGCGAGGCAGCGGAACTTGCAGACGACCATCACCTCGCCGTCGACCACGGTGCGGGTGGGCTCCGCGTCGAAGGCCATGCGCCCGGCGAACCACCCGGCCCAGGTCTGCGCCGTGGTGCTGCCGCGGGTCGCGAACGCCAGCAGCGAGTACTCGGTGCCCGCGGTGTACCCGGTCATCATGGCGGCGCCCTGGCTGTCCCAGCGCATGGTGATCTCGACGGTCGGCGGGGTGCGCCCGCCGGTCATCACGACGCCCGCGGCGCCCTCGGTGCCCGAGAGGCACGCTTGCTCGCGCCAGGTGTTGGGCACGGTGACGGTGAGCTTCTCGATGCAGACCGCGGTGGGGGCCGTGGTGATCGCGGTCGACCACAGGTAGGAGGCGCCCTGCCACACGACGTCCGCGCCCATGTCGTCGGCCACGTCGGTGTACGCGATGGACAGGTTGCCGAGGTCGTGGGCCTGCGACACGCCATCGAAGGCGAGCATCGCGCGCTGGCCGATCTCGGCGGTCCAGGCGCACTGCCCGCGCACCATGCGCCCGCGCTGCTGTGCCGCCGGGGTGCCCGACTCCGTGTTCGCGGCTTCGACGGTAAGCGTCTGCGTGTGGGCTTCGGCCCGGTGGAACGTCCTCGACCCGAGCACCACCTGCGCGGCGGCGGGGGCGGTGGAGAGGTCGGGGTAGATCACGAGCGAGTCGGTGTTGATCGCGGTGATCTGCCGCGGCACGGGGACGCCCGCCACGTAGAAGATCGCCATCTGCCCGACGGTGAACCGCGAGCCGTGGCCCGCGGTCACGTCGATGTCGTTGACCGTGGACGATGCGCCGTCGACCAGCGACCCGGTGGAGGCCACGCGCCCGCCGAGCCAGTGCTCGAGCACGAGCTCCTGCGACAGCGCGGCGGCGTTGGTGATGGCGACGGGCGCGGTCACGTTCGTGGAGAGCTGGACCGGCGCGTACTTCGCGACCATCGCCAGCTTGACCGGCGAGCGGCGCTGGAGGCCCTTCACCATCGCGGCGGCGTCGTGCTGGTAGGAGCTCGAGCGCTCGTTGGCGAGCATCTCCGTCGAGGTGTCGCCGAGGGGCAGTTGCTCTCCCTCGATGCGGAGCGGACGCATGGAGGTGGCGGTGGTGCCCGCGGTCGACTCGCGACCGACGAGCGCGACGATGGCGCGTGACAGCATGGGCGGGTGGCTTTCGGTGAGGGGTGGAGCGGGTGCGGGAGGTCAGAGGCGGACGGCCACGACGCGGACGCGCTTGAGCGCCGCGAGCGACTGGCCGGTGAGCGTGCCGATGCGCGAGGGGTAGCCCAAGCGCGTCTTGTAACGGAGGTAGCGCTGCGTCAGCGGGCGCAGCGCGAGGTCGTCGCCACCGCGCTCCCACCGATGGATGACGAGGCCCTTCTGCAAGTTGGCGAACCGCAGCATCAGCGTGCTCGCGGTGGGCATCGTGCCGCCTGCGCGGATGGCGGTGACCGCGTCGGTCACGAGCGTCTGCCCGATGGCGTTGACCGTCGCCGCGTCCATCGCGAACATGTCGCGCTGGCGGATGAAGTGCAGGATCACCTCGGACACGCCGGGCTGCGCGGGAGGCGCGCCCTTGCGCGGGTTGAGCGTGCGCGGCGCCTGACGGACGGCGTCGGGGAAGTCGTAGCGCACCGCCCACCGCTTGTTGACGCCCGTGAGCAGCTCATCGACCTTGGCGACGACGGCGAGCGCGGGCGCAAAATTCTTCGGCCCCGGGAAGCGTAGGTTGAACGCGCCCATCGTCAGGTCATCGCCGCGCCGACGGTGACCGCGGACGCGGAGTAGCTGGCGACGAGGACCACGGGCAGCGTCGCGACCAGCACGCCGTCGCCGGGGTCGTCGATGGTGTGGTCGCTCGGGATGACCTGGATGACCACAGCGCCGCCTGCGGAGCCGTAGAGCGACGGGTTGAGGCACGCCTCGCGGATCACCGCGGCGTCATCGGCGGCGCGCAGCCGGGCGATGGACGTGCGCGAGGTGCCGCCGCTGGCGTCGGTGCCCGCGAGCGCGAGATCGAGGTCGTAGCGGTAGCAGACGCGGAGGTCGAAGCTGACGTGCAGCCGGCGGCACGAGCCCGCGAAGGGTTGCAGCATCGAGCCGGTGTAGCGGAGGTCGAAGGTGCGGTCGGCGTTGGCGGGGGGATACTCGGCCTCGCCGAGCTCTGCGCCGACGCGCTCGCTGTGCAGCACGGTGGCCGCGGTGGTGACCAGAGACGAGAGCCAGGTGGCGATCGGGGTGACGAGGGCGACCATCAGCCGCGGCCCCACCCGAAGCTGCGGCCCGTGCCGCGGATGCCGTCGACGGGCGACGCGGCGCTGAGGGCGCGGTCGTACATCGAGCGCCAGCGGAGGGCCTCCTGGCCGAAGAGGTCGAGCGCCTGTTGCGTGGTGGAGGCGCCCTTCTGCGATGCGGCCTCGCACAGCAGCGCGACGGTGAGGCACACCTCGCTCTCGATGAGCGCGGCGGGGCGGGTGATGTCCTCGGTGGTGATGGAGGGCTCGCGCGAGAGGAGCGCGATCAGGATCTGGCGATACGCCTCGTCCCGGTAGGTCTCCAGGGTGAGCGCGGGGCGGGAGATGGAGTCCACCGCCACACGACGCACACGTGCGGCGTTGATCGCGGCGAGCGCCTCATCGGCGATCGGAGCGCGGAGCCGTACCTGTGCGTCGGTGGCGGTGGTCATGGGCGTGGGTTACCGGCGGCGGGGGGAAGAGAACGGCGCCACCGGCCGCATCGGGGAGGGGACCGATGCGACCGGCGGGTCAACGGGCGCGGGCTCGCTGGAGAGCACCGCATCAGGGGACTCGACGGCGGGAGGGGCGTCCTCCCACGGGCCGAGGTCGTCGAGCGGGAGCCCGACGCCGATGAGACGGGCGAGGACGCTCTCGGGCATCCCCGACTGCGCCGCACCCGCCACGAACGCGACGCCCGCGAGCGAGTCGGTGAACGACCCGCGGTAGGCCACGCGGCGGAGCGAGCGCGGCGCGTCGAGGTAGGCCTCCGAGCGCGGCATTAGGAGCTGATCCCGGTGGCCGCGGCGAGGCCCTTCTCCGTCTTCGACGCGACGCCCCAGTAGGCCTTGACCCGCACGCGCTTGGCGTCGGCGTTCTGGACCGTGCCCAGGTTGACCACCTGGATGCCGTTGAGCCCCGAGGCGATGACCTCGCCCCCGGCGTCGTCCATGCCCGCCTCGGAGTAGATGCCGCAGAGCCCGCCCGCATCACCGAGGGTGGCGCAGTAGACCTTGGTGGCCGAGCTGATGTTGCCCTGCGTGTCGGTGATGGGGATGAAGTCGCTGCGGAGGATGGGGATGCCGTTGTACGTCGGCACCTTCACGTCGCGACCGGTGCCGAAGTTCATGGTCATGAACTCACCCATGGAGGCGCCACCGGCGGCGCGCACGAGGGCCATGACGGCGCGGCGGGTGCGGCTCGGCATGATGTACGTCTTGATACCGTTGGTGTCGGTCACGAGGTCCGCGAGCTGGTCCATCGTCGCGAGGGTGATGGCGTCGCCGTTGGTGCTCGAGCTGATCGTCTGCGCGGAGGCGAGCAGGCGCTCCATGCCGTCGATCTCGTTCGTGTTGGCGACGAAGCTCAGCGTCACGATGCCGTTGGCCGACAGCGTGGCGAGGGTGATGTTCGCCCACTTGTTGGGGTTCTGCGAGTACGCCCGCACGCCCGCGGCGTAGGTCACGGCCGCGCCGAAGTCGCTGTCCCCGGGCGCCTTGTAGGCGACGGTCGTGCCCGAGTGAACGTAGCGGATCTGGGCGTTGCCGAGGCGCGGGTCGTGGCCGGGGCCGGGGACGATGGTGCCCGAGCTCGCGCCCGACGCGCCGTAGTCGTTGATGGTGACGGTCCACGCGGGGGCGCCCGTGACGACGTCGTCGCCGAAGGTGCGCGCCATCGCCTTGGACGCGCGGCCGATGGCCTCGGCCTTGGCGGCGAGCATCCCGCCCGCGGCGCCCGCGTCGAGGTTGTCGATGTCCTGGTCGCACACCAGGCGGCGCAGGTACGCCGTGGTGCGGTCGTAGGCGAGGGCGTTGGTGCTGGTGATGTTGTCGCCCGAGGCGATCTTCGACACGACCGGGAGCGCCTTTTCACGCTTCCAGGTAAGGTGGTCGCTCATGCCCACCGAGCGGAAGGGCATCTGCGCCACGAGCTCGTCGACGGTGATGATGGACTCGGCGACGCCAGCGAGAACGGGGTCCGAGCTGCCCTTGAGGAGCTCGACGAGGGAGAGGACGGTTGCCATGATGAGACTCCGTGCGCCGCTATGCGTGCGCCGTGGGGCCGGGGCGGTCAGCGCTTGAGCGCGCTGAGGCCCGCGGCGATCTTGTCGTTGGGGGAGAGGCCCGCGAACGTCGCGCGACCCCCTGCGGCGCCAGCACCGTGCTGCGCGCCACTGCCGCCCTCGACGCGGTAGAACCGCGCCAGGGAACCGGCTGCTTCGAAGGCCTTGAACCCCTCACCCACGGGCACCGTGTCGCCCGGCGCGTGCTGCCACATGACGGACTCGGCGCCGTCGGCATCGGCCTGCACCACGAGGTGCGAGCGGATGTCCCGGGCTGCGTCGCGCGACAGGTCAGCGTGCGAGAAGCGCGTCGCGAGTGACGACACCATGCGGGTCGCGGCCTCGCTCGTGAGCGCGTCGTGTCGGAGCGAACGCTCGCGCGTCGCCGTCGACTTCCACGTCTCGCGCTCGGCCTCAAGCTTCTCGCGCTCGCGCTTGCGTTCGTTCTCGGCGCGCTGCGTGGCGGAGAGCTTCGACTCCTCGGCCTCGTGGGCCTTGGCTTCGAGCTCCGTCAGCCGCGCGGCGAGCTCATCGCGCTCGCGCTGGTAGTTGGCGGCGGCGGCGCGCTCCTTGGCGACCTCGCGCGCGGTGATGCGCGTGAGATCCTCCTTCGAGTACGTCGACGGCGCCGGGGCCGGGGCGGTGCCAGTGGGGGAGGGGTCCGCGGATACTCCCGAGGCCGTCGGGTCGGTGGGGTCGAGCGCCATGGTGATCTCCGTGCCTCCCGCGCATGGTCGCGGGGGCTGTGGTGCGCGCAGTCCCTAGCGGGTGCGTCGGGGGCGCGCGGGTGCGTCGCGGCGAGATGCCGCGCGCGTCAGGGGGTGGGCGCCGTGGTCAGCGCGTCGGGCGCGGCGAACGGCAGCGCGTCGACGGCGCCGGCTACGTCGGTCGCGGCCTCGGCGGCGGCGTCGCTCGCGGCGAGAGCGGCCGTGTCGCGGGCGTACATCGCAGCGACCTCCGCGGCGATCTCCGCTTCGACGGCGGGTGACGCCTCGGGGAGGATGCCGCGGGCGACGGCCAGGCGCGCCTCGCGCACGAGCGCCGGGGGGAGCTGCGACCGCATCGTGTCGGCGAGCACGGCGAACTGCGCGCCCAAGTCGCTCTGGATGCCCGCCGCGTCGAAGCGCACCGGGTAGGTGATGGTCGTCGCAGCGGTGGCAGCGGCCACCTTCGACGCGTCGCCGAGGGACTCCCACGCGGCGACGAGGGCCACGAGCTGGTACTCGAAGCGGGTGAGCTGGCGGGCGAAGGTCTGGAGGCCCGCGTCGGTCTGCGAGAAGTCGTAGGCCTTGGCGATGCCGCTCGCCGCGTCGCCGCCCGTGGGGGTCGCGCCGGGCTTCTCGATCTTCGCCGCGGTGTAGATCGCGCTCGTGAGCCGCTCGCCGTTGAGGGCGTACTGCAACGCGACCGAGGCGTCGGGCGACACGAACTGCGGCGGCGCCTCGTTGGTGCCGTAGCGCATCCCGCCGTTGGTGCCGATGCGCAGGTTCGACAGCGCGTCGGGGTCGTCGGACTGCACCGCGAGCAACGCGAAGTTGGCGCCCGCCAGGTGGTCGGTCAGCTCCGAGTCGTTGTTGAAGAGCGCGAGCACGAGCGGCAGCACGCCCTGCACCTGCGACAGCCCGTAGAGGGTGCGCGGCGAGAGCTGCTCCTGCCAGCGGAGGATCTCCACCGGGACGCGGCCGAGGCTGTGCTCTGCGCCGTCGCGGTCGACCTCGCGCCACTGCTCCGCGGACACCGACTCCAGCCGCACGCGCGCCCACTCGGCCCGCGTCCAGAGGGTCGCTTCGATGACGCGGACTTCGCCGCCGCTCGCCGGGTCGCGCTCGCTCCATTCGGAGACGATGCGGCACCAATCGAGCGAGCCGTCGTGGCCCACCTGCCAGTCCCGCAGCTCGCCCGGGTCGAGCGCCGTCGCGGTCGTGCGCTTGCCGTCGCGGTCGCGGTCCACCAGCACCGCACACCAGCCGTAAAGCTGCGCGCGGTGGGAGACACCGCCCAGCCATTCGTCGATGTCGTGCCCGCGTCCGTCGACGTCGCGCCACCATGCGGTGATGCTCTCGACCGACGACACCCGCTCGGGGCGACGGCGCACGAGGTGGCCGTGGTAGACGTCGATGACGGGCGCGACGTGGTTGGTGTACGCGCTGCGGTTCGCCCGCGCCGTGAAGGCGTCGTTGCTCTCGCGGCGGAACGGCGTCAGGTACGTCGAGCGCCCGGGCGTGTACCCGCCGCCCTCGCCGTTGCTCGCGCCGCCCTCGCGGGTGGTCACCGCGTCGACCGAGCGCATGAAGCCGCCCGTGCCCTGGTAGCCGTCGCGGAGGATCGCCCACCACGCGCGACCGAGCTGGCCGTCGCGCTCGGGGTGCTCGCGAAGCACGAGCTGGTGCAGCTCCATGGGGACCGCGGGCAGCGAGGCCGCGAGCGGCGGCAGGGTGTAGGCGTCGGTGGTCATGCGGTGGGTGTCAGAAGCCGCGGATGTGGCCGGCGGAGGGGGCGGCGCCCACGCTGGCAAGCTCTGCGAAGGCGTCGCTACTCGCGTCGACCTTGTCGTCGTGCGGTGCGTCGGGGAAGCCGTGGAGAGCTGCGACGTAGGACGGGGTCCACGGGGCGCGGAGTAGCGCGACGTTGCGGGCGCCCGCCTGCGAGGAGAACCCTCCCGCGCGCACCACCTTGTCGGCGGACGGGCGGCGGACCTTCACGGTCCACCCGGCGAGCTCGCGTTGGAAGGTGCGGGCCTGGTCAACGCCCGCCTGCCCGGGATCTTGCGGGATGCAGACGGCGACGGAGCGGCCGTCCATCTCCGCGGTGCGCTTCACCGTTGCGTGAACCTCGGTGGGGCCACCGCGCAGCGTCACCACATCGAGCACCACCCACCGGGGCGTCGCGGCGGGGCCGCGGTCGCCGAGGAGCACGCCCTCGGTGGGGTCGCCGTCGACCGTCGCGCCGAAGTCCCACGCGCGGACCTTGCGGGTGCAGGCGGGGGCGGCGTCGAGGTACTGCCACCAATCGCGGTGGAAGAGCTTGCCCTCGCCAACGCAGGCGTCCCAATCGCCGTCGAGGAGCTGCGCCCGGGTGACCGGGTCGAGCGCGAGGAGTTGCGCGCGGTACTCCGCGCCGAGGTAGGGGTTGTCGTCGAGGCGCGCGGGGAAGAATGTCCGCTCAAGCGCGTACTCATCGAGGGCGGCGCACTCGCTGCCATCGGGCGCGTACCAGCGTCGCTCGCCGGGGGTGGCCGTGCGCTGCGAGCCGATCCACGGGGACCATCGGGCGCGTACCCAATCGTGACCGGGACCGCCGGGGTTGGTCGTCGCGCGGATGCGGACGGGGAGCCCGTCGCTCGATCGCACGCGGCTCGTGAGGTAGCGGTAGCTCTGCTCGTCGAAGTGGGTGAGCTCGTCGAAGCCGACGAAAGAGAACTCCGCGCCCTGGTAGCGCAGCGCATCGGACGGCCGCTCAAGGTAGCCGAAGGCGATGCGCGCCCCGCTGGCGAAGGTCCAATCGTGGCGGCTCTCGTGGTAGGTGCCGCCGAGCCGCGGGTAGAGGTCGCGGCTGCGGGCGATGAGCGTGCGCTCCAGCTCCGGGAAGGAGCGCCGCAGCAGCAGCGCGCGGAAGGTCGGGAGGTGCGCCCACCGCAGCGGCGCGGTCAGCAGGTAGTCGCTCTTGCCGCCGCCTGCCGCGCCGCCGTAGAGCAGTTCGTAGGCACCGCAGGCGAGCGCGGACCGCTGCGCGGGCGTCGGGCGCCATGCGTCAGGGTCGCGGAGCGGGGCGTTCACGTCTCGTCAGGCAGGTACAGCGCGAGCGGCTTGCCCCCGCTGGTCACGTCGGTGCGATCGATGAGTTTCCCGGTGAGCTTCGCGTGCGCCATCTTCGTGGCGGTCACGGCGCGCAGCGAGTCGTTGGCGGCGCGGGTGATGTCGACCACCGCGGCGTCGTCGGCCACGTCGAGGGCGAGGCGGAGGCGCTTGCGACCGGCGCCGACGAGGGCGAGGTGATCTCGCTCCGCACGCGCCAACACCTGCGCGTAGAGATCGTCCGCTTTCGGCAGAGCACATCGGATGATGTACCGCCGCGCGCTCGCCTCGTGGCACCCGGCGGCACGGGCGGCCTCGCTGGCGTTGGCCGTGTCCAGCCACACGCGTTCGATGGTCGCGACCTGCTCCACCGTGAGCTTCGGCGGCCGACCGGGGGCGTTGCTCACAGCGTCGCCGCAGGCAGCGCAACCGCGAGCACCTGGCGCCGCGCCCCGCAGCCGAGCTCCCGCGTGGTGGTGGTCGGCGGGGCGTCGGGCGTGCGGCTGCGGGCCAGGAGGCGGTAGGCCGACGCGCGGGAGATCCCGAGCGCCGTCATCAGCTCGCGTGCGCCGTGTGCCTGCATCGTGGTGGGGCGCCGTCGTGCGATGCCCCGAAGGGCGCACCTGTGGCGCTGTCGACACGGTGCCGTGAGACAGTGCCCGGTGTCAAGCCCCCCCGTTGGGCGAATGCCGCGGGGGCGCATGGCGACGGCGTCGAGGGGGACCGCAGCGGGCGGTGAGCGTCGGGCCGTGGGCGGAGCCGCGCCGAACGCGGCGTAGCTCTGGCGAGCGCGCGAGAGATCAGACGCCCACAGGTGCGGGCGAGGGTCAATAGGGAATCGCCGCCATAGCGATGCGCCGTGGGTTCATGCTGTGGGGCTGTGTGGGGAGACGTGCGCAGGTTGACGCGCGGCGGGTGCTGGTGGGCTACGGCTTCTGCGGCGTCGGGTACATCCAGCGCATCCGCGGGTCACCGTCGCGCACGATGCTCCCGCGCGGCACGCCGAGGCGGGCCTCGTCAGCGCGGTCGAGCGCCTCCCGGTCGAGCGCCTTGCGCACCTCCTCGGCCACCAGCTTTCGCAGGATGTCGTCGCTCATGCCGCCACCATATCATCGGCGTCGGTGCGCTCCCATGCCTCCAGCGCAGCGCCCATCGCAGCCGCGCCCCACGACCGCAGCGCGGCGTCGGCGGTACGCTCCCGGGCGCGGGCGCTGTCGGCGCGGGTCTTGGCGTCGCGGGCGAGCGCCGCGGCCTCGGGCGACCCGCTGGCGACGGCCACCCGGCGCGCGGCGTCGTAGGCCGTGGCCGTGCGCTTCGCCTCCCACGGGGCCACCTGCGCCGCCTCGCGGAGGGCCATCGGTGCGGCGTGCGTGGCGTACAGCGCGGCGAGCGTCCCGAGGTCGCCCGCATGGGCGTAGGTCACGAGCCACACCAGCGTCGCCCGGTCGGCGCCCCACGGCACCCGCGAGATGCGGGCGTGGGCGGTGCGTGCTCGCGCCCCGTCGCCCCGGTCGATCGCCCGCTCGGTGGCCGTGGTCTCCCGCAGCCCACCGCTCCCGTCGCGGCCGGTCTCCACGCTGCGGAGGTCGGCGCTAGAGGTCTGCGCGGGGGCAAGCACCCGCAGCATCGCGAGGAAGCGCCCCTCAGCCGGCGTCGCCCGCTCCACCACCATCGACACCCGCCCGTCGTCGCTCGTGTTGGTCATCGCTCTCCTCCGTCCACCGCACACCCGCACTGCGGGCACACCACCGCCACCCTCGGCCCCACCGCGATCCGCACCGCGGCCGCGCCCTTCGCCTGCTCCACCACAAAGCGCACCCGGTGGTCCGCGTCGTCCACTCCCAGCCACACGGCGACCGCATCCCTGACGTGCTTCGCGCTCGCGGTTGCGCCGTCGTCGTCGAGGCGCCCCGGGCTCACGCGGGTGATGGTCACGACCCACGGGCCGGGGGGCGCCCTGCGCCCCATGAGCGCGGCGTGCGTCGCGGCCTTCTCGCGCTTGCCGCGGCCCGAGACGGCGCGCCATCCCTGGCGGTTGTTCAGCGGGTTCACCAGCCGCAGCCCCGGCAGCTCCACCACGAGCACCCCCGCGGCGGCGACCTGCGGCCCCGGGAGCGCCCGCAGCGTCGTCGGGCGGGCGCTGCCCCGTCCCGGGCGCTTCGCGGGCGCTGGCGGGGCGACGGGCAACCTATCAGCCGGGCTTACACGTTGGGCGTTGCGGGCGCGCAGGCTCGCGGGGAGCGCGGCGAGGTCGATGCGGGCGCGGCGGGTCACGCTGCACCGTCCGACCACTGCGGGCCGTCGAGGTCGTCGTCGCCCGCCCTCGCGAGCCGTTCAAGCAACGGCGTCGGCGGCGCATAGGCGGGGCCGTCGCAGTCGGGGAGGCCCTCGCCGTCGGAGCGCTCGTGGATCGTCGACACGCGGCCGACGTCCAGCGGCGAGGCGTCGGCCCGGTGCACGCTTGCGAAGCGCTGGTGCGCGCCGTTGAACCGCAGCATCGCCACGCGGCCGGGCTCACCCCATCGGACCTTGGACACCAGGGCGTGCGTGAGGCCGGGCTCCGCGGGCTCGCTCGCGGTGTACTTCTTCGTCGGGTAGAGGTCTTCGCGGTGCAGGATCACCACGGCGTCGGCGTCGGCCTCGAGGGTCGCGCTCTCCACGATGTCCTCGAGGCGCGGGCGGCGGTAGAGCCCTTCCTTCGCCATGCCGCGGCCGATGTGCACGAGCGTCAGGATGGGGATGCCCAGCGCCATCCCGAGCCGGTGGAGCGCGTCCCCGATCTCCCGCAGGGCCTCGCGCCGCTCGCGGTGCTTGCCCACCGCAGCGAGCTTGCCGACGTGGTCGACCACCACCAGCGCGGGCAACGACGGGAGCGCGGCGATCGTCGCGGCGAGCTCGGGCACCGTGCGCGGGCACCCGGGCGTCTGATCGTCGTGCGCGTAGATCGGGAGCCCATCGTCGAGGGCGTTCGCCGCGGCGTACATCGGCGCCCACTCGCTCGCGGCGAGGTCGCGCGGGCTCTGGATGTGCGACAGGTTCACCCGCCCGCGGCACGCGATGGCAGCGCGCAGAAGCTGGCGGCGGCTCATCTCGAGGGAGAGCACGTAGACCGGTCGGCCCAGCGCCTCAGCCGCCTCGAGGCCCATCTGCAACACCATCGCGGTCTTACCGACGCGCGGCCGGGCGGCGACCATGACCATCCCCGGCCCGAGGCCCCCGCCGAAGGCGTGGTCCAAGTCCGTGAGCCCGGTCGAGAGCAGCGGCGCCTCCGTGCCATCGGACCGGCGCTCAATCTCCTGCGACCACGCCATCACCTCGGCGCCGAGGAGCGGGGCGACGGTCGGCCCCGGGATGCGAACGGCGCGCACCTGCTCGAGGAGGGTCGCGTGGATCGTCGCGAGGTCGCCCCCTCCGCCGGCGATCTTGCGGGCCGTGTCGGCGAGCAGTTGCCCGAGGCGCCTGGAGGCCGCGAGCGTCGCCACGATGCGCGCGTGGGCGACGATGTGCGCCGTGGTGACCACGTTGTCGGTGAGGTCACCGATCTCCTGCGCGCCGCCCACGGTGTTAAACCGCTCCATCGCGCGGAGCTGCGCGCAGAGGGTCACCACGTCGACGTCGCGCCGACCTTCGTAGAGCGCCGCGAGTCCCCGCCAGATCGCCGCATGGCGCGGGTCGTGGAAGTCGTCGGCGGAGAGC